AGTGTCAATCAAAATGGGTATCCGGAAGAAGGCAGCAGGGTTTTTGAATGGGGCTGGAACCCAATAGGTGGTTCTCAAGGATTTGATGATGGGTTGACACCAAATTCTTTGGTATTAAACTTTACACTTGGCGACGTAACGGTAACTTAGGAATCAAAATGAATCGTAAAGAAGTTAAGGGCATTGCTGATGTCGAAGCCGCAAAAGCGGTCAAAGGACATGAGAAAAAAATGCACGGCATGAAGAAAGGCGGGCCTACAAGCCTTGATCGCAAAAAGTTTGGACGTAATATGTCCCGCGCAATGAACCAGAGGTAATCATGTTTACTATGAAAAAAAGCGGGAAAGAAATTGGCCCAGCCAGTGTTTATGCCAAACCACATACTGGCTCCAGCCCAAAAGTTGAGTTAGGTAACGGTTACGGCAAGTCAAATAAAAGCGATCAGCTTGATGACATGGCTGTAAGTGTTAACGCTGTCAAAAGCAAGCCTTATCCCGAAGCAAAAACATCTGGTATCAAAATCCGTGGAACTGGCGCTGCTACAAAAGGCACAATGGCTAGAGGCCCAATGGCATGAACTACACCGAGTTGGTTGCGGCGGTTCAGAATTATTCTGAGAATAGCTTTGACTATTCAACGACGCCTAGCATCCTTAATCGGTTTATTCAACAAGCTGAACAGACAATTTATAATGCTGTTCAATTGCCGTCGCTACGCAAAAACGTAACTGGCATTACAACCATCAATAACAAATACGTTTCTTGTCCAATTGATTATTTATCTGCATTTTCTTTTGCAGTTATTGATGCAACTGGAAACTATACATATCTGTTAAACAAAGACGTTAACTTTATTAGACAAGCGTATCCAAATCCAACTGATACCGGGCAACCAGTCTATTACTCTTTGTTTGGTCCCCGTTCTGATCTTGTAACAGAATTAACGTTTTTGTTTGGTCCAACGCCAGACGCCGTATACAACTTAGAACTTCATTATTACTTTTATCCAGAGTCAATTGTTACAGCCGGTACAACTTGGCTTGGTGACAACTTTGATATTGCATTACTTAATTACTGTCTTGTAGAAGCAATTACATACATGAAGGGCGAGCAAGATTTGGTTGCCCTTTATAAGAGTAGAGCAGAGAACGCTATGATTCTGCTCAAACAGTTGGGTGATGCCAAAGAGAAAGGTGATTCTTACCGTAATGGTTCACCTAAGTACAAGGTCATATGATTACCCAGACCATCACCACATCGTTTAAATATGACTGTTACACGGCGCAGCAGAACCTATTAACGGACACGTTAAAGATTGCGCTGTATACCGCAACAGCAGATTTAAACGCTGCTACAACGGAATATACATCGTCTAATGAAGTATCTAGCGCAAACTATACCGGAGGTGGTCAGGTATTGACCGGGGTAACAGTTTCAACTTTAAACACAACTGTATATGTAAGCTTTGACAATCCTTCTTGGTCAAACGTTTCGTTTACTTGTAGAGGTGCGTTAATTTACAATTCAAGCAAAAGCAACAAATCTATTGCTGTTTTAAATTTTGGTTCAGATAAAACTGTTTCAAATAGCACCTTTACTGTCACTCTTCCTTCTAACAACGCAACAAGTGCGTTAATAAGATCTTAGGTTTAATTATGGAAAAAATGCTCGCATCTGGTCGCTTCCACGTTCTTTGCTATGATGAGAACGGCGACCTCAAATGGGAAGAAGGTAATGACAACTTGGTTGTCAATGCCGGTATCCAGTATATGGCTGGCGTGGCTTTAACTGGTACAACGCAAATTCTTAATGCAAGCTGGTATCTTGGGCTTGTTGGTAATGCGGGTAGTACAACTACTTTTGCCGCCGCCGACACAATGTCAAGCCACGCCGGATGGAATGAGTTTATTGGTTACAGTCAATCAACTCGCGTTTCTCCTTCTTTTACTGCGGCCACCAACGCAAATCCTTCAGTAGTCACCAACGCATCTGCTGCGGCGTTTAGCATTAACTCTGCGTTTACTTCAACTGGTTCTTCCATTTCTGCAACCACGTTGACGATTGGTACTTTGGCTACTGGGACAGTATCTCCGGGACAGATTATTACGGGTACCGGAGTGACGGCTGGTACTTATATTGTTTCGGGAAGCGGTTCTACTTGGACGGTTTCTCCATCACAAACCGTAGCTTCGACGGCAATTAGTTCTACTTCGGCTGTTATTGCTGGTGCTTTCTTAACTAGCGGCAGCGCAAAATCTGGTACGACCGGAACTCTGTTCTCGGGTTCTGATTTTACTGGCGGCGACCGCACTGTTGTCTCTGGCGATACTCTTAACGTGACTTACACATTCAGCTTGACTGCGACTTAATCAAGGTGGGGCATGAAGAACATTCCCCCAACTTACACCTTCCTTTACGATAAGGTAAGGTTTGCGGTCTATCACGCAAACACGGGGGAAGGGCTTCCCCGTCATGAGCATACGTTCGCGCACCTGACTATGTGTGTTGCTGGTCAAGCAGCCATCCGTAAAGAGAACCTTTACAAAGAGATGGACAAGGACACTACGCCTGTGATTCTCAAAGAGAACGAGTGGCACGAGGTTGAGGCGTTAGTAGACAACACTATATTCATTAACGTGTTCCCCGCCAAGGAGCAGGAATGACAACGTGCGTTCTGTTCAATGACAAAGGCGAGTTTGTTAACACAATCATGGCCGAGCCAACAGATTGGGTGGAAGAAGGCTGGCGGCTGGAAGAAGTGCCAGAAGGATACGTTTGGAACGGTAAGGCTATTGTTCTTGCAGGAATAATGCAAAACGAAGTTACGCCGGAAGTTATTTAATGCCTACCGTAACGATTGCAATTACATCGGGGACTCGCTGGAGGGTTCCGGTTGATTGCACATCTGCAACTATTGAAGTTATTGGTGGTGGTGGCGGTGGTGGTGGCGCTTATTCAAAAACCAATTCAGTTTCGCTAACTCCGCTTTCGTTTGTTTATGTAAATATTGGAGCGGATGGCGGAGACACTTGGTTTAATAAAGCCGCCAACTCTGCACCAACATCAACTACAAACGGTGCTTTAGCAAAAGGAGGCGCAACTACCGCTGGATGCTGTGACCCTATTCTTCTTGGGGGTCAAGCGATTGATGGTGTTGGTGACACTAAGTTTTCTGGCGGCAATGGAATAAGAAACCTTACCTGTAGTGGAACCGTTTATGAAATTGGTGGCGGCGCTGCGGGGCCTTCTGGGGCGGGTGGAAACGCGGGGGAAACAAAATATAACGGAGGCGGAGGCGGAGGCGGAGGAGCCAACGGAGGAACAAACGGAACAAACGGATCTCTCTCGTTACCAAGCGGTAATGGGAATGGTGGAACAGGTGGAAATTCTGGAGCAGGGGGCGCTGGAGGGGCGGGAGGTCTTGGTTCAATAAGTTCAGGAACGACGGGATCTCCGGGAACAAACGGTGGTGGCGGTGGCGGTGGCGGTGCTGATACAGTTGTTCCATTTGTTGCCGTAAACAATGGTGGCGGCGCAGGGTCCATGCAAGCAGTCTGGACAGACTACTTGGGAAATTCATATGGACCGGCTGGCGGATCAGGCGGAGAACCTTATACAAACATTGATCTTGTTAGGACCATTACGCGAAGAACCAATTATGGCGGTGGTGGAGCTTTAAGCGGTGGTCAAGGTCTAATTATCATTGCCTATACCCCGGTAGTGACGATTGGCAACTCGTACACGGAAGTATTAAATGAGGATGGTTCAACTGGAGTAAGCACACCAAGCCGTTGGCGTATTCCATACGGAGTAGATACTGTAACCGTTCACGCTATTGGTAGCGGATCATCTGGCGCAACGGCTTCTCCTTGGGGCGGCGGTGGCGGCGGAGCATATGCTACATCTGCCGTTGATGTAAGCACGTTAAACAACACAGGCGCATACTATTTAAATTACTTTACTAGTGGTCTTACGGGAGGATCGGACGCTTGGTTTAATAAATCAGCTTCATCTGCCCCCAGTGTTTCAACCAATGGTGCTTTAGCTAAAGCGTCAGCAGCGGGTAGTAGAACCGGAGGAACTTCTGGATCTTCTGTAGGTTCGACCGTTTATTCTGGAGGAACCGGAGGACAAGGTGCTGGCACAACGATCAGAAAAGTTGGTGGCGCCGGCGGTGCTGCTGGTCCATCTGGAGTAGGTAAAAATGGAGGAGATGCAAATGGTGGTAGTTCCGCCTCTTCCGGAGGCGGAGGTGGATCAAACGGCGGGTCTTCCACTGCTGGCGCTACCGCACCAGCCGCCGCGACCGCTGGTGCTGGGGGCGCAGGTAATGGTGGGACAGGAGGTGGCGCGGCTGCGACTGCATCAACTAATGCTGGAAACGGGTCTAATGGTGGTGGCGGTGGTGGCGGAAAAAATACTAACGGCACGTTTTTAAACGGCGGCGCTGGCGGCACACAAAACATCTGGACTGATTCTGGGACTGCCAATTCATACGGACCCGGTGGTGGTGGTGGAGGTAGTGCGGCGACTAACTCAACTAATATTGGAACTCCGGGTGCTGCTGGATCGTGGGGCGGTGGCACAGGATATTTAGGCACTGCTGGTCATCCGTTAATAGTTCTTCAGTACACAATTAGCAAAGCCGCTCCGGCAGACAATTCCACAATAATAGAAACAGCTTCCGGCGCGGACTCTGTATTAGCAGGTTTGGTTTATTCTAGGTCAGTAACAGAAACCGCTTCTGGCTCTGATGCTGTACTCGCCAGCTTGCTTTATGCTAGGTCAGTATCGGAAACGGCTTCTGGCTCTGATTCTGTATTAGCAAGTTTGGTTTATGATAGGTCAGTATCGGAGACGGCTTCCGGCTCGGATTCTGTACTTGCTAACTTGCTTTATTCTAGATCTGTATCGGAAACGGCTTCTGGCGCTGATTCTGTATCCAATACGCTAACAATCTCTTCATCGGTCACTGAGTCCGCGTCTGGCGCGGATGCTATTACTAGCAAGGTCACGTTTAATCTAAGCGTATCGGAGTTAGCGTCCGCTCTAGAAGCGATTAACGGTGGGCTTTCATTTAGTAGCAGCGTTCTTGAGTCGGCAGCGGGGGCGGATGTAGCAAACGCTGTTGCTTCTTTTGTTGGGACGATTGCAGAAACCGCCGCTGGACTGGACGCAGTATCTGGCACGTTCTTATTCAGCGTAACCGTTACTGAAACGGCAAGTGGTGTTGAGGCTGTCTCCGCTACATCCACGTTTGCTTTAGACATCGCCGAAACGGCTGCGGGGCTAGACTCCATAAGCAGCACCGGCACGTTTAATATTTCCGTGTCTGAGTCGGCCAGCGGTGTTGACAATGTAAGTTCTGTTGCCACTATAGCCGCAAGAATTGCCGAAACCGCTGCGGGCGCAGACCTTACGGTTGGGGGGCTTTTATTTATTCTAACCGTATCCGAGTCGGCTTCGGGTACAGACGCTAGTACTAGCGCCTTGGCTTATGCCGTAATCATCAACGAGATCGCTTCCGGCTTAGACGCACTTGGGGTTGGCGGCACATTTAATATTGCGGTTGTAGAGGCGGCGTCAGGTTTTGATGTTGACTTGCCCTCCGGTTCCTTTGGTATTTCCGTTGTTGAATCGGCAACGGGCGCTGAAGTTGTCACCACCCGCCTTGCGTGGGAACCAATTGATGACTCGCAAGTACCGAATTGGACTACAATCAGCACATCCCAAACGCCAACGTGGACTACAATAGGCACGGCGCAAACGCCAAATTGGACTACAATGGGCACGGCGCAAAATCCGGTTTGGACTGATATTTCCAACCCACAGACTCCCGGCTGGACACAGATTCCAACGTAAAGGATTTAAAATGGCAGCTTCATATACCTCACTTCTTGGTCTTGTATTGCCAGCGCAAGGTGAAACCGGCTGGGGCGACACGGTAAACAGTTTTTTAACAGCTTATGTTGATGCAGCCGTTGCTGGGGCGCAAACGGTTACGACCGACACAACGCTAACCAAAACCACAAATGCTGCGCTTGGGTCTACGTCATCCCAATATGCAATTATTATTGCGTCGCCCGCATCAGCCAACATTACCATCACGGCTCCTGCTGCGAGCAAGATTTACACAATCATCAATACTTCAGCGACGTATACGGTCAAGATTGTAGGTGCTGGACCCACGACGGGTATCACATTAGGTGTGAATGAAAAAGCTCAAGTTGCTTGGAACGGTTCGGATTTTGTGCGTATTGGCGCATCTGGTGGCGCGGGAGTATTTAGTTCAATTACCAACACCGGCCTAACGTCGGGGCGTGTGGTGTATAGCACCACAGGTGGGCTTGAGACTGACTCTGCAAGTTTGACGTTTGACGGGACAACTCTGACCGCAGCGGGGCTTGCAGGGCCGCACAACGGGACTGTGGGGGCAACAACCCCAAGCACTGGAGTATTTACGACTGCAACCGCAAGAGCGGCGGCAACGCAAGACTCTGTAATTTTGCAAGGTCGGGCCGGAGGAACGAGCAGTTACGGCGTAACGTTAACCCCAACCACGCTAACGGCAAGCAGAACAGTTACGTTTGCAGATGCAAATATTAACTTTGCTACTGGTCTAGGCGTAGCGCAAGGCGGGACGGGATTGACATCTGGAACGTCTGGCGGGGTTCTGTATTACTCGGCAACGGGGACATTGGCTTCTAGTGCTGCACTTGCAGCCAGCGCATTAGTTGTAGGAGGAGGTGCTGGAGTAGCACCATCAACCATCACGACGGGAACTGGCGTAACTACCGCTCTAGGAGTAAATACAGGCTCTACTGGCGCGTTTGTAGTAAACGGCGGCACTGCTCTTCAGATTATCAATACCGTCAACCCGGTTACGGTAACGTCCAATGCAGGTACGGTTCCGATCACTTATCGGATCAACAATTTTACCAATAGTTCAGCGGCCACAATGACGATTACGTTGGCCACCGCAAGCGCTGTGGATGGCCAGATGTCTATTGTGAGAATTTATGATTTCAGCGCGGCGGCACAGAACATTACTTGGGTTAACACCGAAAACAGTACCGTGACCGTCCCAGCAACGTCTAATGGATCTATAACGCTTCCTTTGACAGTTGGCTTTATGTATAACAGTCAAACTTCGAAATGGCGTTGCATTGCTTCTGCATAAGGAAAATCAATGGTAATTGTTTTTGAGTTTGACACTCCTTACGGTTTGTTCCGTGATGCTCTGCATCTTGCTGATGATCACAATCTATCAGATGCGGAGATTGAGGCAATGAAACAAGAACGGGTGGATAATTGGATAGCGTTTATATCTAATCCGCCTGTTGCGCCTGAAGGAGTTTAAGCATGGCTAACCGATACTGGGTCGGTGGATCAGCGACTTGGGATAGCACTGCCGGTAGTAAATGGGCGCTAACGTCTGGAGGAGCCGGGGGGCAAGCTGTCCCCACTAGCACAGACGATGTATTTCTTGACGCCGCTTCAGGCGCTGTAACGGTCACAGTAAACACTGTGCAATCGTGTTTAAGTCTTAATTGTACTGGGTTTACAGGAACTCTTACAGGCACAGCAACAATTACCTTTTACGGAAATTTAACGCTTGTTTCCGGCATGACTCTTTCTTCAGTTGGAATTCGACCTTCCGCAACAAGTGGAAGTTGGACAATAACAACTGCTGGCAAAACCCTTGCTGGAATGGCTTTTGGGCTTAATGCAAGCACCGCAACGTGGACTCTTAATGACGCGCTAACTACTACAAGTGTAATACAAGTAGTTAACGGAACGGTTAACACTAACAATTTTGCAGTTAGCGGTGGAACATTTTTTTCTAGCAGCACAAACACTAGAACTTTTAACACTGGAAGCAGTACGCTAACATTTACTTCTGGCGGCACTGTTTGGAATTGCACAACTGCTACTAATCTTACACTGTCCGGAACCGGGACAATTAGTCTTACAAGTGCATCAGTCAAGACATTTATTGGTGGCGGGATTCAAACTTATCCCACCTTAAACCAAGGTGGTGCTGGTGCATTAACAGTAACGGGCAGTAATCAGTTTGCAGACATAACAAACACATACGCATCAACCGGCGCTACGTCAGTATTGTTTACCGCCGGAACAACAAACGTATTTACAGCGTTCAATCTTACAGGACAAGCAACAAGAGTTTGTACTCTTGGTTCGGCCACGGCTGCTCAAGCAACTTTGCAAAAAAGCACTACTTGGTATATGGGTGCAAACTCAACAAACGGTGGAAACAACACCAATCTAGTGTTTACCGCTGGTGGAGGCATTGATTATCTTAGTGTAAGTTATATTAACGGCACCGGGGCGACTGCTTCTAACAACGCAAACTTTTTAAATTTCTTTTAAGTTATAAAATAGATAAAATTAAGCACCCAGCTTGTCAATAGCATTTCTGCAAAGTAACGTCTCTGTCTTACAAACACAATATACTTGCTACGGGCATACGCCCGGTTAACTTTGGAGAATCCCATGAAAGACCAAATCATTGAAATTCTTGAAGGCTCTGAGCCTATCGATGCGCTGAACGTTCTGTTCTCCGCTGTTTATGCAGTTGCTGCTGCAAACGGCGTTAGTGAGTTCACGTTGAGCAGCCTCTTCTCTTCTAACATTGAAGCTCAATTTGAGATTGATGCTGAAGAAGAAGAAAAAGACGAACAAACTGACGATTAACGTTAAACCCCGGTAATACGGGGTGTTATTGTGTTTTCACAATACTATGCTATTAGGTGGGTTCCTCAACAGGGAACCCCACCATGAATGTTAAAGTAACTGATAAAGAGTTCTTGGACGCTTGGGAAAAATACAAGTCTCCAGCGGCACTTGCAAGGTTGTTTAAAATATCTGAACGGCGCATTCATAGCAGGCGACGTTCATTAGAGAACAGTTTAAACATCAAACTTAACTCTGAAAAATCAATTGAACCACACATAAAAAAAGCTCGGCATCAAGCAGGTTTAACAGACGGGATAGCTCTAGTATTTAGTGATGCCCACTTCTGGCCCGGAATTAGAAGCACCGCGTTTAAAGGGCTTCTATGGGCAATCAAAGAACTCAAACCCCACGTTATCATTAACAACGGAGACGCATTCGATGGCTCCGCGATCAGCAGATATCCTAGAATCGGTTGGGGTCATCAGCCTTCGGTCCGGCAAGAACTAGAAGCTTGTCAAGAAGCTTTAGGAGAGATTGAAAAAGCAGCACACAAGGCTAGGCACCACACACAACTGATATGGCCTCTTGGCAATCATGACAGTCGATTTGAGACTAAATTAGCTCAGTCAGCATCAGAGTTTGAAGGTGTTTCAGGTTTAGCTCTTAAAGACCATTTTCCAAAATGGCATGCTTGTTGGTCATGTTGGCTAACTGATAACGTGATTGTCAAACATAGATATAAGGGCGGCATTCACGCTACGCATCAGAACACCCAGTCAGCCGGAATCTCAATAATAACTGGGCATCTGCACTCGTTAAAATGTACGCCATACAGTGATTACCGAGGCACGCGCTTTGGGGTAGACACCGGAACATTGGCAGAGATTGACGGTCCCCAGTTCATAGACTATTTAGAAGATTCGCCTGTAAACTGGAGATCAGGGTTTGCGGTGTTAACGTTCAAAGATTCAAAGATGCTATGGCCGGAGTTGGTAAGTAAACACGAAAATGGGATAATAGACTTTCGAGGTCAACTCATTGATGTAAGTGAGTTTTAATGGACATTATTGAACTATTCCTCAAAGCGTGGCCTGTGCTATTAGGTATAGTCACGCTTATAATTGTACTTTCTAAGCTTGATCTAAGAGTTGCGGTGCTTGAGGAAAAGGTAAAATCGGCGTTTGATATTATCAACAAGATGAAGGATAAACAATGACTGAAAAACTTGAAGCCAAATCGCATCTAATTGAAAAAGTTGCGTTTGCGGTTTTCCCAATCTTATTTACATGCGTTGTTTACTTAATGAGCGCGTTAGATAAACTGACGCATGATGTGACGGTGCTCAACGCTAAGATCAGTTTGGTAATCACTTCAGACAACAAGCAAGCGGTCAACTCTGGCGCGGAACTTGCTCGGGAAAAACTGCGGCAAGACCTTGAAAAAGAAATCCAGCACAACCGCGACATGATCCACGAAAACCAAAAGCACATTAGCATCATCGAAGACCGGATGGCGAGAAAATAATGGCTGACTTCAATCCCGCTTTTGAAAAAATGATCCACGACGAAGGTGGATATCAACTAACCGACATTCCGGGTGACCGGGGAGGACAGACGTATGCAGGAATCGCAAGAAAGCCAAACCCAGACTGGGCAGGATGGCAGCACATCGACCGTAAAGACTTTGGGTCGGCTACGCCTTTGGTCCGCGAATTCTATAAGTCTCATTTTTGGGATCGTGTCCGAGGTGACGAGCTTGCGAACCAAGCTATCGCGGAAACCATCTTCAACTTCTCCGTCAACACCGGAGTCGGCGTCGCAGCCAAGCTCGCTCAACTCATCGTCGGCGTTACCCCAGACGGAGCAATCGGCACAAAAACCGTTGAACGGTTAAACATCTGTACGCCAGAAAAGTTCTTGCCAGCCTATGCGTTAGCAAAGATAAGCCGGTACGCGCAGATCTGTAACAAGGACCGAGGGCAATCTAAATTCCTTCTCGGCTGGATCAATCGTACCCTGCAAGGACTCAAGTAATGGACTTAATCGGAATAGGATCAATAATTGAAGGCGTGGGTAAGGTTGCCGGTGACCTCATTACCACCGACAAAGAGAAGCTCCAGATGGCGCTCGAAGAGCGCAAACTCGATCTGGAGGAAAAGAAGATTGACCAAGCCACTGACTTGGCACAGGTTGAAGTCAATAAGATTGAAGCGGCGTCTTCTAATTTTTTTGTCGCTGGCTGGCGTCCTGCTGTCGGTTGGGTTGGGGTTTTGGGTTTGGCTTACCAGTTTCTTGGCTACCCTCTAATGCAATGGCTATGGGCTTTTGGTCAAGGTTACGATATCATTCCTAAAGGTTTAAACCCTCCTCCAGATCTTGATGTTGAGCAGTTGATGACACTGCTTGCCGGTTTGCTTGGGTTTGGCGGTATGCGTAGCTTTGAAAAGCATAAAGGCGTAGCGAGTAAGTAATGCCACTCAAAAAGTTGCTGCTGAAGCCCGGAGTCAATAGAGAAAATACACGCTATACAAACGAAGGCGGGTGGTATGAATCTGACAAAATTAGGTTTCGACAAGGCACCCCTCAAAAAATTGGGGGTTGGCTGCGTATCTCTTCCAGTACATTTTTAGGTGTCTGCCGTTCTCTTTGGAACTGGGTAACCCTTGTTGGTTTAAACCTTATTGGGGTTGGTACAAACCTTAAGTTTTACATTGAAGAGAGTGGGACATATAACGATATCACCCCAATTAGAACAACCGTAACTCTTACAACTAACTATTTCACCACCAATACATCTACAAACTCTGGCGGCAAAACAACTGTTACCGTTAACCATACTGCTCACAATGCAATAAACAATGATTTTGTCACCATTTCCTATGCTGGATCTGCCCCTACAGTTGGTGGCGTTACGGTTGCGGCTGGGCAATATCAAATTATTTCTGCAAGTACAAACACTTATACAATTAGTGTAACTGGAACCGCATCTAGCAATGCAACTGGTCCCGGTTCTTCAACAACAGCATATTTTATTTACCAAATCAACGTAGGGCCAGCGATTGTTTCTGCGAGCGTTGGGTGGGGATCTGGAGGATGGGGCACTCTTGGTTGGGGGCGTAACGCCAATTCGACTGATTCAATTCGTATTTGGAACCAAGCAAATTGGGGTGAAGACCTTTTGTTTGGACCAAGAGGCGGTGGGTTGTATTACTGGGATGCTGCACTTGGGTTAACGCCGTCCATCGTAACCATTTCAACTGCTTCACCGGCAGTAGTAAATTCAACCATTACAGTTGCTACGGGAACTTCTTTTACGTTTTCAACGTCTGGTGCGCTTCCAACTGGGCTTATACCGGGAACAATCTATTACGCTATTGCATCAACAGGCACTTCTTTTAATGTGTCTTTGACCGCTGGCGGCGCGGCAATTAATACAACTGGATCTGGTAGCGGAACTTTTTACATCAATCCAAACGGCGTCCCGTTGACGGGATTAGCTGGTACAGATGGTTACTGCCCTCTTTACCAAAACGCATTTACTGTTTCAGATGTAAGCCGCTTCCTTATTGTATTTGGCACAAATGCTATTGGTTCTACCGTATTAGATCCAATGCTTATTCGTTGGTCAAACCAAGAATCTTTGACGGTATGGAACCCAGCAGCAACCAATCAAGCCGGGGATGTTAGGCTTTCCCACGGATCAAAGATCGTTACCTATCTACAAAGTAGGCAAGAGATTTTGGTTTGGACTGACTCAAGTTTTTATTCAATGCAATATTTTGGATCGCCAGCCGTTTGGCAAATACAATTGCTTGCTGACAACATATCTATTATTGGGCCAAATGCAGTGGCATTGGCATCTGGTGTTGTCTATTGGATGGGTGTAGACAAATTTTACAAATATGACGGTAGATCTCAATCATTAAGATGTGATCTTCGCCAATACATATTTGATGACATAAACCTTAATCAATCTGACCAAGTATTTGCAAGCACAAGCGAAGGATTTAATGAAATTTGGTTTTTCTATTGCTCCGCAGGAACCACCGAAGTACCAAATACAACAATTGACAAATATGTTGTATACAATTACGCAGAAGATGTTTGGTATTACGGTTCTATGGGCAGAACCGCTTGGTTAGATAGCGGGTTAAGGCAATATCCAATTGCAGCAACTTATAGCTACAATCTTGTAGACCATGAATATGGTTTAAACGACGGGACTGATTCTGATACCGGGGTTCCAATTGAAGCTTATATCAACTCATCTCAGTTTGACATTGATGATGGGCAAAACTTTGGTTTTATTTGGAGACTTGTGCCAGACATCACGTTCCGTGGTTCAACATCTACCACACCTAGCGTGACAATGACTTTGTTGCCTCTTCAAAACTCTGGGTCTGGATATAACAATCCAACATCTGTTGGCGGGCAGTCTTATGCTTCTGTATCAAGTTCCGGCAATCAGGCAATCACCGTAGGCGGTAAAGCCTATGAAATTGAACAGTTTACTGGGCAGGTATATACAAGGGTGCGCGGTCGGCAGTTATCTTTGTCTGTGTATTCCAATCAATTGAATACAACTTGGCAGCTTGGCGCTCCGCGTATTGACATTAGAGCGGACGGTAGACGATGACTTATATAGTTACGTCTCCATATGAATTAAGTCAGGTTGTAGCGCCAAGGCTATTGAATGCTCCATTAGAATATGAAAGATCTTATCAAGACCAGCTTAACAACGTTCTTCGATTGTATTTTAATCAGATTGATAAAATCTTAGGGCAGTTACAAACTAACGCTCCAATAGCAGTGGCCGATCTACCCAGTGCAGTTACCTCCGGTATTGGCTCTAGAGCGTTTGTGACTGATTCATCTGTATCAACATTTGGATCTACGGTAGCTGGTGGCGGGGCAACCAAGGTGCCTGTGTATTCAGATGGAACCAATTGGAAAGTAGGTTAATCATGAAGCAACCAGACCGTAAAGAACTAATCAAACACACCAAGATGTTTATGGAGGAGAATGATTTAAACGCTGCAAAAATGAAACAGATTGGTAAGTTGGCTGTTGAGGCAATTGGAAGTAATGAAGCGTACCGAACGTTTCGCAAGAGCATGATTGATGCTGGGTACCTATCTGATAACGATCTTCCAGCAGAAAAGAACTACATGATCCTGATGGCTATCGGCACGATGGGCGAAATGGCTGGGGAGGTGTAATTATGTCCGTAGAATCTTTACTTAAAGAACTAGGCAAAAACGAACCTGCATATCGAAAAATTGCAGAGGGATTGGCAAACCAAGGCATTGCAAGTCTTAGGGATATTCAATACACAAAGACTCCCAAGTATGAAAATCAACAAATAACTTACCATCCTAGGGGTATTAGTTATGAAGATGGCACAACTTCAGATCCCGGATGGTATTCAAACTTTACCAACAGGAAAGTATTTGATATAAATGACCCCAAAATAGCAGAATTTAAATCAAAAGGCCAGTGGAAAGAGCAAACGCAGGACTATGGAGACGGACCCTTTACTACTTATGGCGCCACGCTTCCAACCGGCGAGTTTACCGAAAGTTGGACTAACAAAGCTACTGGCAAACCAATAAGCAATTACCGCTTTGGAATGCTTGGCAACGGGCAAGGCGGCATATCCGGCGGGGATTTGTTTTTCAGTTTAAAAGCTGATGATAAAGGTGCTGTTTCTATTGCTCCGGATTGGAGTCCAAGAAAAAAAAGTGAATTCAAAGAAATTGCATTTCCGCTTTTAGCTATTGGTAGTTTAGCGTTTGACTGGTCTGGCACAACAGGCGCTGCAATCCTCGGTGCTGGAAGCGCGGCAGCGGGGCTAGAGCTTGCCGGGACAATTGCGGCAGGGATAACATCAGCTACTGGCGTCGCTGTTTCTGCTGGAGCTATTACGGCAGGTATAGGCACTGCTGCGCTTACCACTGGCATGACATACGCCACAACGGGTAACTTTGAAACAGCCCTCAAAGCCGGTGGTACAGCACTTGTTGGTAGTGTTGTTGGGTCTGTTGCCGGGGGTGCTGCTGCCGGTGCATTGCCTGCCGACGCCAGTTCTGCACTTACAAAGTTTGTAACCAACGCCGTTACTGCCGGTACATCCACTGCTATAAGCGGTGGCGATGCAAGTCAAATTCTTACGAATGCATTTGCTAGTGGGGCCAGTGCTGGCGTTAGAGATGCTGCAACCTCTATTGTAGGGGCAGATGTAGCTAAGGGACTTGGCGCTGCTACCGCGTCATTCATCAAGACTGGAGACATAGAAAAAGCAGCCACTACTGGATTGATGTCTGGATTTGGTTCTGCTGTTAAAGATTCAAATAAAGGTATAACTGGTATTGGCGGTAATGTTGACGCCAGCCAGTTTAGTTCTGCTGCCCTTGATGAACTAAAAAACGTTCCTGATCTTAATGCTGAAAGTGGAATTAAAAGTCTTGATACCACTCAAGCGATTGATACTCGCGCAGATGAAAACGGCTTAGGTCAAGATCTTGCTGTTGATACTCGCGCAGATGAAAACGGTATTGGTAGTTTAATCCCTAATGCTCCAGTAGAAACTTCCCCGGTAGAAAGTCCTAAAGACATCAAACAAGAAGGTATTGCTAGTTTAGAACCAAAAGATAACATTTCTGAACCAGCAGATGCTGTTAAAGATGAAGGATTAGGTTCTTTATCTCCTAAAGAGTTGCAGACTGTATATGACCAAGAAAACCCCGGCGCTGCTAATGTTGATGTTGAAACAGCCAATACTGTTACAATTGATGGAAAAGAATACTTTCTAAACAATGAAGGTGGAGCATCAGTCCAAAACCCTGATGGTTCTTATACAAATTTAAACGCTGAAGAGTTTGCCGCTTTGGGTGAACCTGACGAAGTTCAATCAGACGGAACGCTTGATACCGTTACTGTTACCGGAGGTAATGACGTTGTTACAGATGACTCAGAAGGTGGTTTTGATAACTACACTCCTGAAGTAGATGTTAACGCTCCTCTAGAGCTTCCTCCGGGCGCAGAGCCAGATGAAGAAAAACCGGAAGAGCCGTATCTTTTAAACCCGGATGAACCAGTAAAAGACTTGCCCAAAGTTCCGCCAATCTTCCCTCCTGCCACACCAGTTAAACCACCAGTTAAACCACCTGTAAAACCACCTGTAAAACCACCAGTAAAGCCGCCTGAAAAACCTGCTGATCCAACGGGATTGAGCGGTTTGATTGCTGGACTTATTGCTGGCACTACATTAAATAAATCGAATGATTCTTCTCCTCCTCCAGAAAAACCTACTGACTTAACTGGCGGGTATACATTTGATTGGGACTCTCAAGACATTCAAAATCCGGTAAATGGTATTGCTTATGGACAGGAATACTTTAAGCCTCATTGGAAAAAAACCATGATTAATGATTATGCTGAAGGCGGCTTAATGGCTTTGGATAAAACAATGGAATCACCAACGTTTAAACCAACTATTGGAGACGGCGGTATAAAAGTTGAAGATCTTTCAACCAATAACATTGCGAATCAAGCACTTCAGCATTTGCGCCGAGGAGGTCATGTAATTGACCATAAACTGCATTCATCGGTTAGCTATCTTGCAAACAAGGGAGAACCAGTTCATCATATTGTTGGTTTTATGAACCACCAAAAGCGCATGGCAGAAGGTGGGATTGCATCCACTTCGCTGGGTTCTTATTCAGATGGTGGTCATCTTCTCAAGGGTCCGGGCGACGGTATGTCTGATGACATCCCTGCCGTTATCGCAGACAAGCAACCTGCCCGTCTTGCGAACGAGGAGTTTGTAATCCCCGCTGACGTTGTATCCCATCTAGGGAACGGTTCATCTGAGTCCGGCGCAAAGGTTCTGTACGAAATGATGGCTAGGATCAGGAAAGCTAGAACTGGAAATCCAAAACAGGGCAAACAGATTGACCCTCATAAGTTACTGCCAAAGGTTTAAACATGCCTAATGTCCTACAACCATCGCTGTCAAACACGCCGACCTCTAAACAAGAAGACACGATTACGGGCATAGCTCCGTATGTGGAAGATCTGCTAAAGCGTGGGCAAGCTTTCTCAACTGCAAAAACCCCTGTTTATAAGGGGCAGTTAACTAGCGGTCCTGCTAAGTATGAAAGCGAAGCTTGGAAAGGGTTGGCAAACTTAGCATTGCCTGAGAATTCTAAGTTTAATACTGCTGCCGCGCAGCAATATATGAATCCGTACATTGAGGCGTCTTTAAACCCGCAGCTAGAACTACAAAGAAGGCAAGCCATTATCAATCTTGAGCCTGAAATGACAAGGTTAACCAAAGCAGGTGGCTTTGGTGGCTCTAGGCAAGCTGTGCTTCAAGGGTTAGCACAAGAAAATCTTCTTCGCCAGCAAGCGGCAACCACTGGCGCTGAGTATGAGAAGGCATATAACGCTGCTGTGGCTCAGTTTAATGCTGACCAAGGCAATCAGCGTTCCAACTTAACCGCTTTGTCTACTGCGGGTGGAACCCAGCATGAGCGGGAGCAAGCCGCTCTAGATGCCCAGTACAACGAATGGTTGCGTCAAACCAAGTACCCTAAAGAACAGCTTGAAGAGCAGAAAGGTCTTATATCTGCGCTTGCTCCTACATTGCCTAAGACTCAAGTTTTGTATGGGCAAAAACAAAGTGCATTGCAGCAACTCACCGCTGGAACCGCTGGTCTTACCAAGTTTGCCAAAGATCTTGGGTACGCATCTATAACAGACTTGGCAAAAGGGATGGGCGTACCAATTGAGAAGCTGGCAAGTGTGTTTGGTATTACAGGCATGGTCAACGAAGCAGAAAAGAAAATCAGCGATCCAACCTATGGAAAAGTGGGAGAGTCTGGAAAGCCAGTTGAAACTGACACTCCAGAAGGCACCCATAGAGATGCCGCTGGAAATTTGATTGATGATTCAACTGGATTGCCCGTTGGCGCCGTTGAAACCCCTGACAATCAAGATGATAATTTTGATCATATTATGATTGACCCTAGGGAAGCCGGAGGTTTTGACACGGTCAATTATGGCGGAGAAGTTCCAGAAATTGCTAGTGGCGGGTTGATTGATTTGCTGCACAAGATGCGAGGTTACAAATGAACTTAGTTCAAATTACGGAACAGTTGAAGAATCCTGCTATCACTGTTCCCCAGTTAATGCAATACGCAAACAACTCTAATCCTCAAGTGCCTTCTTATGTTGCCCTTGCAGAAATGCAAAGACGGCAATCTATGCAAGCACCTGCACAAGTTCCTCAAGAGACAGTGAAGGATCAGCTTGGTGCACAGTTGATGGGTTTACCTGCTGCCCCCGGTGCTGCGCCACAACAGGGAACAGAACAGCCTCCGCAGCCTCCGCAACAACCTCCGCAGCCTCCGGAACAACCTCCGCAACAGCCTCCACAACAGCCTCCACAAGGAATGCAGCAGCCGCAAATGCCTCAACCCAAACCTGCGCTGCCTATGCAGCCGGGGATGGCTGGGGGAGGACTTACATCCATCCCTTTAAACATGCATCATGATTTTGCTGCTGGGGGGATTATTGCATTTGCTGGAGGCGGGGAGCCAGATCCTTATAGATTAAAAACCCCGATAACAGAAGAAGAGGCAGAAAAAAAACAAAGGGAAGCAGAAACCAAGTATGGTTTTGGCAATGATCCATATGCAGAAGCTAAACGCCGTTATGCTGAGATTGAAGCTAAACAGAAAGAAGCCGAGAAAGGTGCGGGGTTTGATAGAATAATTGCTTCCCTTGCCGCTATGGGTGGCGGTGGACCAAGACAGTTTGGCGATGTAATGGCGTCATATGCAAATACATCATCCAAGATGGAAAGCGAACAAAAGAAAGAAGCCGAACAGAATGCCATGAAGATGGCAGATCTCCATACCTTGTGGGCTAAAGAACAGGAAGCCATGAACCGCGCTCGGTATGCTGCGGTTACCGGGAAGGTTAAAGAAGAAGAAGAAGCGAATCGTGAGATTGCTAAACTTCAACATGCCCGCGCACAAGCTCAAGCTTCAACCACAACGGCTGAAGCTGCCAAGAGAAACGCTGAAGTTAATGTTGGAGAACTTGCTCTTAAAGAAACAGAGGCTCCATTTAAACTTGCACTATATAAAGCACAAGCCCTTCGTGAAGGAAGACCGCCCCCAAGCATTGAAGAAACTCTACGCTATATGTCTGATCCAAAATATGCAGCAGCATATGATCGAATGCAAGCTGCAAGGACTGGCGAAAAGAGCAGTCTTACTGAAAAAGACATTTGGGAATCAAAAGCCAAAAATGATCCTATGTTTGCCCAGCTTCCTATTGATGAGCAGCTTAGACAAGTGCGAGATGCAATGAAACCTGCTACCGGGACAACTGTAGTAAAGTTGCCTGATGGGAGGTCTTTGTCTTTCCCAACTGCACAAGCAGCAGCCGAGTTTAAAAAGAAAGCCGGAATTCAGTAATGAACTATGACGAACTTGCCAAGCAGTATGGCGGAACCTTTGTTGGAAGCAACATTGATGATCTAGCCAAGCAGTACGGTGGTAAGTTTGTTGAAGAAACAAAACCTGTAGAACCGACTACCGGCTTCACTGGAGCATTTGGTTCCAGTGTAGAACGCCTCAAAGGTCAGGGTGCGTTGCTTGCTGGGAAGGTAGGGATCATGGACCCTGCCGAAGCGGAGAAATATTACCGCGAGCAAGAAAAGAAAGCAGGTGCGTTTAAACCAACAGAGAAGGGTTGGGGTGAAGCTCCGCTTACAAAGGTGGCTGAACTTGCAGGGCAGTCCATTCCTTATATGGTTGCGCCTATTGTTGCCGGGGCAGCAGGTGCTGTTGCCGCGCCTGAACTGGCTGTTGCAGGTCTTGGCGCAGGTACTTTAGCTGCTTTTGGAACCAGTGCTGGGCAGTTCACTGCCAGTAACCTTGGGCGGCAGATGGACACCGGGAAGAGCTTGGCAGACACCAATCTGCTTAAAGCAGGTGCTGCCGCGATCCCACAAGCTGCTCTTGACACCATCTCAATGAAGATGGCTCCGGGCATCGGGCGTATCTTTGAATCAGCAGGAATTAAACTTACGCAAGACACTGCGGAACAGATTGCTAAGAAAGGACTTCTAGCAAATGCTGGAGAACTTGCCTATGCAACAGGCAAACACGCAGGGACTGAAGGTCTTACTGAATCAGCGCAGCAGGTATTTGAACGGCTGCAAGCCGGTTTAAACATCACAAATGAAGAAGCTCGCAAAGAATATTTTGAGAACTTCATTGGCGGTGCTGTACTGGGTGGGACAATAGGTGGTGCTGGTCATGTGTATGAGAAAGCGTTCCCTAAAACTGACAAGCCAGAGACACAACCAAATGCACCGGCTGTTCCAAAGACATATTTAAACGAAGAGACTGACTATAAACATCCAGTCCACAATCCAACTGGGATGTTCACTGCTGCCGAGCTTGGTGATGTTGCACAGCAAGTTAACAATGTCCGAGAAGCTGAAGGCAAGCCCCTGCTGCGGTCTTTTTCCATCGAAGACCTGCATGATGCCAAGATAGGTCAGGACGTCATAGACGGGCTTGTAGCAGCCAAAACGGGGTATCAGGGACAGGAAGTCACTCCTCAAACTGTGATTGATGCTGCCCAGAATATAGATACATCATCCAAAGGGTTCACGGATTTCCTAGCCCGGACAACAGGTAAATCCAACCTCACGGAGATGACTCCTCCTGAGTTGCATGCTGCTGTTACCGCGCTCAATGGCTTGCAGGGAATCACGGAGCTTCCAGAAGGAACTAACTCCCACGCATTTAAACGGTCTGACTATGATCAGGCCATTCAAAACCTTTCCGGTTCGTTGCAGACCAACCCCTTTATGGGACCAACTAGTGTCATCCATGAGATCAAGACTAGTCTCAACACATCGGATGAAATCGCAGATCAAATTCTAAAAGCTGCACTGCGTAACAAAGAACTCACTATCACCACCACGCCGCATTACGACTTGACTGATGCCGAGGGCAAGGTGGTGTTCTCTACCCCGGTCAAGGCGGTAGCAGACAGTGCAGCCAGCAAGCATGGTTTAAACGTTATTGAGAGTTCCAGCGAGGCTATTCATCTGCCCACCACTGAGATCAAGTCAGAAGATCTTGAAGGCCCGGATGCGCCTGCTGAATATGAACTCAGGGCAGGCAATCAGTTGCTTGACAGGTTTAAATCTGAAGATGATGCGTTTACAAAAGCTCAAGAGTTTCAAAAGGTAAGGGCTACGCGCAAAGCTGCTGCCCGCGATGAAAGGATTGAAGCTCTTGCTGAAGTGGATGCAGATGCAAAAAAGATCGAGGAGATGGCTGCTCTTGGTAAGAGAGACACTCCAGAATATGAACAAGCAGTTGCAAAAGCTGAAGCCAAAGCTGAACAGAGCATGGCTAAAGCAAAAGCTCTTGAGCTTGAGCAACTGGAATTGGACGCGCCGGTATCAGTTCTTCCCTATACAGCAAAGGCAGTCTTTAATCGTGAAGCACAGGGTAAAGCTCTAGACCTAGCTAAAGATCTGCATCCACAACTGAAGCGGTTTGGTCTTGAGAATGTTTCCCTGCGTGTTGTGGATAGCATTCGCAACGGCACGGCAGACGGTGAGTACGCACAGAACCTCATCACAATTGCGATGGATGCTGATAACCCGCTTGGGGTACTGCGTCATGAGTCCATTCACGCTCTGAAAGAACTCGGTGCTTTTACAGATGCTGAGTGGAAAGTTCTTACCGAACGCGCTCGGAAAGAATGGATTCCTAAGTACATCCAAGAAACTGGTTTGTATGATGAGTATTACAAACAGTACACAAGTCAAACAGGATCTGATGCCGGGTTTCAAGAATACATCGAAGAAGAAGCCATCGCAGAAGCGTTTAAACACTTCTCGGTTAAACCGCCTGCCGGGTTGCTCGGTAACCTTGTCTATCGTTTAAAGCAGTTCTTCGCTGCGCTAAAGGCTGCGTTTAAAAAGCAAGGGTTTAACACCGCAGACAGCATCTTTGGTCGCATCGAGGAAGGGAAGGTTCGTCCTACCTTAGCTCCCGGCACTTCAAATGGGAAGTATTCAATTATATCTTTGACAGAAGCTCTTCGTAAAAAAGAAGAAAAAGAAGACGAAGATTTTGACAAAACAATGGCTGACTATCAGTTTGCCAATCAATTAAACAAACAGGAAAAGGCTTTAAAAGATGCCTATAAGTTTATAAATGAAAACAAAGATACATTTGAGATTGCACAAAAGGTAAAAGACCTTCAACTCTTTGATTTTGATTCTTTTGCAGAAAAGCAAGGAGTAAGATTTTACGACATAGACGGGCTGGATACTGCATTAAACAATTACAAAAAAGTATACAGCGATGCGGATAAAATTTTTCAAAACTGGCAAACATTAAAAGACAGAAATCAATTGTACGAAGGAGGAGTCTGGGCTAACAATATAGACTATTACTTAAAAGATCAAGAAAGCTATATAAAATCTGCAAATGATTATGTTGATGCAGTTCGTGAATACCAAAAGACTGCTAACAAAAAGAGTGCATATGTTCGCCGTGAATTGGCGGAGCTAAACAAAATCCTTCCGCCGGTAACAGAACTTAAGGTTAAGAAAACCAAAGCCAAGCAACAAGAAGGGCAGGTACTGCCGTTTGTTAGACCGCAGAAGTTTGAGCGGTTTAGTCTTCGTTCAGAGCGAGATGCTTCAGACACGTTTGGCGCTGGTGCAAAACGGGTTAAGTATACGGATGAACAAAGCAATGGAACTATAGAAGTAGTTGTCCGTTCAGATGGAAGCGCATCTGTTCTTAACCTTGAAGTTCCAGAAGAATTTCGCGGCAAAGGGTTTGGGAAAAAACTTCAAGCTAAAATATTAGAAGACTTCCCTAAAATGCAAGGGCAAGTGTCTTCTAAAGCTGCTGCTAAAACTGCTTATGATTTAGGAAGAAGACCTCCGGGCAAACCTAATGCCACATTAGAAGATGTCTTTAAGTCTATTGACAAAGATTCTTCTGTTAATTTGGTTTCTCCTGATATGCAAGGAAGGTTTAGTCTTAGGGGGGTTAAGGCTCCAGAAGGAACCAATCTTAAGGCAGCAACTGTTGGCTTGACTGAAGAAAGAATAAACGACCTAGTGCGTGAGTATGGCTATACCGATGGGCGATTTAAAGCTGAAGTTGTTTACGTCAAACCGCAAGAGTTTTTAGATGCGGTGGCTGATCGTGCTTATCAAACCCGCCTGAAAGAAGAAACAGAGAAATACGGCAAGCCTGACTTTGCTCAGTATGCGCCAATGAACCTTCAGGTTAGAGATGGGAAGATCGTTAACCATGAGGGAAGGCACAGAGCTTTAGAGCTAGTAAATGCTGGCGTGGATAAAGTTGCTATTGTTCTTTACAGAAACGATGGTTCACTTAAACGTTTCCCTAAAGTCTTGTCTCCGCAAGATCAAGGAGCACATACTGGCTTTAAGTCTTTGCATGTTGAAAACGCAATACCAACTACATACGAAAATTTAAACAAATTAAAAGAAACGTTTGTTGAAAAACCGGAAGTCAGATACAGCCTTCGTGCGCCTCAGACCGAAGCGTTCAAGAAGTGGTTTGGCAAAAGCAAGATTGTTGACTCCAACGGCGAACCTAAAGTCATGTACCACGGCACTGCGCGGGACATTACTGAGTTCAAGCCAAAGCAAGCTGATGCTATCTTTTTGACACCTGATCCAGAGTTTGCAGCAAAATTTGCTGGAATGTCTGAAGATTACATGGAGAATGAGTTTTACAAAAACCTTTCAAGCAAAGAAAAACAGCATTTGTTTCTTTTAGTAATGGAAGAGAACAAAGACAATTACATAAAAGACTATGGTAATGAATGGTATGAAGATGCAATTGATACCATAAAGTATTCTCAGTCTTTGTATACATCATCCGGTATTCGCACCTTGCCAACTCATTTTGGCGTAGGTGCAAAAATGTTTACAAGCGACTTAAAGAAAAAGATAGCACTTAATCTTGAATCTCGCGCAAACATAATGCCCGTATATGTACGGGCAGAGAACCCGTTTGATTACGAAAACAAACGGCATTACAGGATTTTGCTTGAAGACAATGACCTTGATGAATCAGTTCTTAATGAAATGATGCATGGCGATTGGGAGACTATTGAGTCGGATTTGGTTCAAGAAGCAATTCAAAATTCTGGGTTTGACGGGTTTTATATTAAAGAAAATGGCGTAAAGAACCTTGCCGTTTATGAGTCCAATCAAATAAAGTCTGCCACTGGAAACATTGGTACATACGACATCAATAACCCTGATATCCGGTTTAGCCTTCGCGCTCCTGACACCAAAGAGTTTAAAAAGTTCTTTGGTAACAGCAAGGTTGTTGACAAAGATGGAAACCCGGAAGTCCTGTATCACGGCACTACAAACGACTTCTCTGAGTTTGATAACCTGTACACCATAGGCCAGCATTTTGGGACTGCAAAGGCAGCTAATGACCGTTTAAAGCACATTGCTTATAAAAGACGGATGCAAGGGTTTAAGAACCTTAAAGAAGCTGAAGGAATACCAGAAGGCGCAAACATCATGCCTGTGTTTGTTAGTCTGCAAAATCCTTTGCAAGCCGAAGATGTTGGCAATTGGATGGATTCAGCCAATATTGCAGTAGATAATAGTGAAAATAAACAATTGTCTAAAAATGCTAGAAAAAAGTTAAGCGAGTTGGCTGATGAGCTTGAAGATGAACGCAGTCAGTTTGATTTAGAAGAACTCCCGTATGAAGATTTTTCAGATGAAGATGGCAATCCAGCACCTGTTCCAGATTGGGCAAACAACTGGACGGTTTCAGATGAAAACAGACGCGCTCTTAGAGAGATTAGGTATATTCTGGAAGAAGACGGGTTTGATGGAATCGTTTATACCAATGACGTAGAAGATAAAGGAAAGAAATCTTACATTGTATTTGACTCGGAGAACGTAAAGTCTGCTACTGGAAACATTGGCACATACGACAAAGAGTTTAGAGATGTTCGATTCAGCATTCGTGCTCAAGTCTCTCCTGCTATCACTGCCCGTGTTGATACTGTTTCCCCGGCTCGCGTAGAAAAAGGATTCGTCGAACGTATCCTATTGTCAGTGTTCCCTGAAAGCGCAGCCAAGTTCCGTATCGGGTACATCAATGCGCTAGAAGGGATTGAGCGTCAGACCAAAGCAAAAGCTGAACAGTTTGGCAACCTTGAACTACTGGCAGATGTATCCGCGCTGGCAGCAGCTAACCAGTCCCAACGCGCAGCAGGTATCGCGGCAGCAGCCTTCCAGCATGGCGTACCTGTTTACTCCAGAGGTCGCACTACCGTTAGTGATTTAAACGGTTCCGTTAAAGGTCTGTTGGATGTTTTGCAACCGTTGATGGCATTGAAAGACCCGGAGGTATTCCGTTACTTCCAGTTCTATGCAGGGGTTAAACGCGGGCAGCGGCTGCTTCGCTCAGGCAAAGAAAAACTCTTTGAACAAGCAGATGCTCAAAAGGGTCGTGACCTTGAGCGTCAGTTCCCTGTGTTCAGACAAGTGTTTGATGACTTCCAAGCCTATAACAAAGGGCAGGTCAAATACATGCGAGACACTGGAGTTATTTCTCCAGCGGAAGAAAGAATCTGGACGCAGAACTGGGACTACATTCCTTTCTACCGTCAGCTTGATGATGAAGTGACTCAGGGTCCTAAGATCTTCTCTTCGATCTCTGGTGTTGCCAAGCCGAAGGAACTGACTGGTTCCGCGCAGTACGTTGTCTATGACGCCAACGGCAACGAGGTGGGTGCGTATAAACAGCAAGCTGAAGCTAACCAGCATGCTGCCCGTGTAAACGGTACAGTGCAGCTTGAAGGTACCCCGCTTGCCGACTTCATCGAAACGGTTGTGCGTAACTCCCGTGCAGCTATTGAAGCAGGTCTGAAGAACGAAGCTTGTCGTAGAGCTATCCGAGATTCTGTTGCGCTTGGTACTGCTACCCGCTTACCAAATGTGCAAGCAGGGACAGACGTTATCAATTACAAGGAGAACGGGAAGACTGTGTACTACCGAGTACATGACCCGTTGCTTGTTGAATCCTTAAAGGGTTTAAACCTGCCACAAGTTCCCATGTTGGGACTGTTTACCGGGCCAGCTAGAATTTTGCGGGAAGCGGTGACCAAGACCCCGGACTTCGGCATCGTAAACTTAATGCGTGACTCTCTGTCTACTTGGATTACAAGTGGCAGCAAGATGACCCCGATTGTTGATTCGTTTAAACAAGCGGGAAAGATCCTAGCCAACCGAAGCCCGGAAGCAGTTGAACTAGCAAAGATGGGCTTGGGTGGGTATGACTTTCAAGGAGATGTCAAAGCATCTGCTGAAGAATTCACCAAAGAACTTAGAGCAAGAACCGGGAATCGGACAAAGGCAGAACAAGCTCTTCTGCCCATATCCAAATTCTGGGACATGCTAGAGAAAGGCTCTTACGCATCTGATATGGCTACCCGTGTCGAAGTGTATAAACGGGTACTGGCTGATACAGGAAACGAAGCAGAAGCGTGGCATCAGGCTCTAGAGATTCTTAACTTCTCCCGCCGTGGTAACTCTCAGTTCATCCGGGTGCTATCGGCTATTGTGCCGTTCTTGAATGCTCGCATCCAAGGTCTTGACGTTCTTTATCGCTCAGGCTTTGGTCAAGCGGCAATGGTCAACAAAGAAGAAATGCGTAAAGCATTCTGGATTCGTTCGTTGATCTTGCTTGGTCTAACCGGCATGTATTGGGCAATGGTCCATGATGACGATGAATACAAAAAGCTCACCAACGAAGAACGGGATAACTACTGGATCATCCCCGGACTAACTGTTAACGGGCGTCCGTTCAGGTTCCCGATTCCGTTTGAACTTGGCACTATCTTCAAGGTGTTTCCAGAACGCATCTTGGAAGCCACACTGGGTCAAGACACCAACCAAGACTTCATGAAAGCATTTAAACGCAATGTGATGTCTAACCTTTCGTTTAACCCCGTCCCTGTGGCTGCATTGCCAATCATGGAGAACTGGTTTAACTACTCAGTGTTCACTGATCGCCCCGTGGTTGGTAGGGGGTTAGAAGGTCTTGCACCTGAAGCTCAGTACACCTCGTCTACATCAGAGTTTGCAAAAGACCTTGGCAAGATCATAGGGTATTCACCTATCAAGATTGATCACTTGATTCGCGGGTACACAGGCAACATGGGCATGTACGCTACAAGCATGCTTGATACTGTGCTTGCCAGCCAAGATGATCCTGTACGCGCTACAAAGAGATTTGAGCAACTGCCTGTTATTAAGAGGTTCTTCTCAACGGACTCTGGCAGCATCGAGGCGTTCTATGCTCTCAAAGGCGAAGTGGATGAAACTGTACGGACAGTGAATAACATGTCTCGTACCAATCCGCAGGAACTCAAAGAGTACCTCGACCAGAAACATTTAAACCTGTACGGTCTGCGGTCCTACATCAACGTGATGTCCAACTACATGGATAACATCCGTGCTGCCCGGAACGCAATTAATTTAAACAAGAACCTGACTGCTGATGAAAAGCAAGAGCGATTGGAAAGGCTACATCAAGCAGAAGTTAAAGTGACTGAAAACATCAGGGCGCTTCGGAAACGATTTGAACAACCTTCTTAAACAGGTCCCATTCGCTTCCGTAGCGGCGTTCAAACTCTGCCTTGTATGGATGCCTCGATACCACGCGGGGCGTGTTGTAGCCCAGTCTATGGTGCGCCGGACACAGTGGGATAGTGTGTAGATCATCCACTCTACGCCCGTTGCGATGTATGTGATGTATGTCAGGAGGAGAGTAGACACCTTCCTCCAGACACACGATGCATCCTAGATCAACTAGCTTGCTGAACCATTTCTTTGGCGGCATTTATCTTACGGTCTATGTATTCATCTAGCTCGGACTCGTATAGTAACCCTTCTGCGATGTCCGTTTCCCGGCCTTCAGCTAGTTCCTTGCGAAGCCATTGATATCTCTTGGCGTCTTGGTTATCCATGTTCGCTCCATACCCAGCCGGTAGCAGCCACATCCATAATCTTACGGAAGTGGTCAGCTAAAAGTTTATGATCTACTTGACTGTCAGCACTCAGATTTTGCAGTTGCGTAATTAAATGCTGTAGATCAACAACAGCTTCTGCAATTTTTATTTCTCTCATTTGGTTACCTCAATCAGTTTGTTTAAATACCAAGCTGCCTTCTTGTAGTCCTCTAAGACATCGCCTTTGTGACCAGCGCGGCTCAGGTACTTGAGACAGTTTAAACGCAGGTAACCGGCAAATTCTGCCGGTGTGCTTTTGGCTTGCAGGTAATCAATCGCCTCAATCCCTCCTACGGTGTAATGATCTGGGCTATTGACCATTTCATTTTTATCTTTCAACCACTTAAGGTGGCTGGCAGACCATTGTTGTGGTGTTACATCATCAATGCTCATTTTTAATTCCTTCCAATTGTTCATGCTTTTGTAGGGTTCTGATTGCCACTTCAATCGTTAACAACTTTTCTTGCACTTCTTCTGAGGGCAGGATTTCTGCGTGTAGCGCGATAAATCGTTGAATGTCCTTCATCACTATCGCAACTAACCCCGGCACACTCATAGCGGTGATTTCATCTTCATTCATTGACTACCTCCTCTGACAGTCGCTCGGCAACAGTTTTAGTGAACTTGTATTTGTTCCATGCCATGTCCCAAGCATCTGAGAACACATACCAAAGATCGCCGTGTTCACCGTGCATCTTTTGATCCATGACCCATTTGCGCCATGCTTGTGTCTTGGCGTCAGGTGCTTCCCTTCGCCGTTGCCCCGCTGGTGGACTGGCTGGGTCAAGCTTAGAAAGCTTCTCATAGGTTTCAAACCTAACCTTAACGGTCTTACCTTTAAACACTCGGCTGATAACCGGCTGGGCAAGACCTGATTCTTTAGCAATTGATGATTGATTCCATCCTGCACGTAGCAGTTCAATCACTAGCTGTTGTGGTGTTTTCATTTGCTCTCCTCGATTGGTCCTTTAAACAGAGCAGCCCAAAAATTGTCCAGTATCTTTGCCTTAACTTCTTCGCGCCTGTCCTCGGGTATGTCTTTGACCGACTCATTGAGCGCATCAAGCACCGATTGAATCATCTGTTGTGGGGTAATGATTGCGCTCATATGTTTTTTCCCTTTAATTTGTTTTCAATCTGGTCAAACAGTTTGCGTGTATATCCTTTGATTGGTGTATCACCCCACGGCCCTATAATTTCTTTGATCTCGTCATCCGTCAGCCCTACCCACCGCTGTGGCAGGGTTGGTTGCGCCAAGGCCAGCATCTCTTGAACTTGAGTAGTAGAGGGCCACCAGTCTGCGTGATACCCGCAAAAGTCTCTGATTGCTTTTTCAATCGGTGTCAAGTGTTCTTCTCCTTTAACCTAGCCTCAAGCGCGGCTATCATGTCTATTACATATGGGCGATTTGCCATCGAAATTTCTTTTGCTTCTTCTTTAGTCAGCCCGACCCACGGGCGCTGTGGCGGGACGGTATAGAGCGGTGTAACTGACGAATCATTTGGCGGAACCTCGTACTCAATCTGCTCGCATTCGCCGTCTGAATTCACATACATCCACGCCACCGGCTCCTGATTAGGTTGTGGGCAGCAATGACCGCACCGGGGGCAGTCAATCACATAGGGGGTGACTTCGGGGGTCACATCGGGGGTAGTCATAATGGGCATCTCCCACAATACGGGCAGTGGACAATAATGGTGCGGATTGGTCTGCCGCATCGTAAACAGGTGTAGGTCATTTCTCTCCCCTTGCGCGGATAGCGTTAGCAACACCGCTCGGGCAGGTATCGCAAGTCGGCTCATATGATTCGGCTACGCTGGCGCACCCCTCTCGTTCCCGTTCCGCAGCTTGCCAATCTATTTCTGTCAGCAGGTCTTCAATCGTGTCGCCATGCCCTGTCGCATAGCTGCGTTCCACCATCCATTGTGCAACCTTTTCCCGCTCATGCGCGGCGACACGCTTGGCGACTTCTACCCAAGCGTTGTCCATAACCCAGTTTTCCATGCCCCCTTCATGTAATCCCATATCGGTCATCATGTTCATTAATTCTTCGTTAGCCATTTCTCCCCCCTTGCGCGGATAGCAGTAGCACAGTCACATTGATATCGAGGGTCAAGTATTTCTGTTTGCCACTCATTAGCAACCTTGGCGCACTCCTCCCGCTCATGCGCGGCAACAATGGCGGCGAAGCGTTCAATGGCGGCGATGCCTACGATACTGTTTGATAGTAATTCCATTGCATTCTGGCCCCCGTCAAAAACGGGATCGGCCTCCACCGCCATACGGATAATGTCGTCCTTATTCATTTCTGTCCCTCAGCTTTTGCTCAATGATGTTGGCAAAATCAATTACATAAGAACCAAAGATAAGACCCCATGCATTGCTTAACTGTTTTAGCTCCTCTTCGTTTAAACTTTTCCATTTGCTTTTCTTGGCAAGTGCAATAGGTTTTGGTTCTGCCAGAGATTTCATAACTCGCTGGTTTTTGCCTGATGCCCCCTTTCTGCGTTCGCCGGTATCTTCAATAAATCCTTTATCAAGTAACGCCCGATAACGAGCAGTGATAGATGAATAGGGATAGCGCGGGAACAAAGATCTAATCTGATCGCTGATGCAACCGTCTGGAAACTTAGCAATTGCGTCGTAAACCATAAACTCTAGACGCGAAGTGTCAATTGAGTGCGCGGCTTCGTGACTGGTATCGGGGTCTTCTCTTCGTGCCAACGTGATTGGATCGCTACCAAACATGTCGATTGTTATTACGTCAGTCATTCTGGTGATCCTTCAAATACGGCAAAACTAATTTTGGTCTTAGACAACTGCTGAATCTGTTGCAGGGCAGCAGCCATGCGTTCAGCATTTGCTAAAGCTTTCTCAAAATCTTGGCTAGTTAAGAGGTCAACTGCCACTCTGTACTTAGATTGCATTTGACTGACTTCGTTCTGTACTCGCTCGCTCGCGGCTTTCATAGAAACCAAGTCGTTCTTAACGTTATTCCTAAACGCATCTACCGTTTCTTTTAGTTTTGTAATTGCGGTATGTGCGCGTTCATTTGATTCTGTTGCAGCTACATGTACTTGCATTGACCACTTCCATGCTTTGTATGAATAAAGAATTGTTTCTTGTTCTTGGAATACCGAAACTTTCCAGCCAATACCTTCTCTTGTATCTGATTTGACCATTGCAGTGTCAGTGATATCAATGACTGCATTTATCAAATCCTTTGGAGCTATTTTGTCTATCTTTGAATCAAAGGCATCGTATTGCCCGTTCCACCACAGTTCACCGGCCCGCACTTGCGACTACCTCGCAGGAGTTTGGGGATACCGTCCCGCAAACTAAGGTGCGTTGCTCCTGCACTGTCTCCGCTTTGTAGCCAGACAATTTAAACGCTATGGGCATGGCGTTCTTGAGAATCCCAAGCGCACTGATACCGTTGTCGTCTGACTTCCGGATAGCAACATCCATTGCTTCTGCAAGCTCTGAGATGAAGCTATCTGCATCTAGGCAGGTGGTCTGAATGACAAACTCACCGCTACCTTGTGTGTCTGAATAGATCCTAATCATTTTTTCTCCTTAAACCCACTGGGCATTTTTCGTTTAAAGCAAGCATCACATTTCCACCTGAAAGAAGCTCCGTTTACAGTTGCAACTTTGTGAGTTGCAAAGTTTCTTCGGCACTGCTGACAGGTAGGCATCACTTTCTCAGCGGACATTCTTTGCCTTGTTTACAGTCGCCGTTGCAGCATTGTTTAAATCCCATGTCCCAGCCATCAGACCAAGCCTCATAAACGTAACCCTCTAGCGGGTGATAGCCACCCATAGGCTGGTTCTTGCCATGTTTCTCAGTCCACCATTTTCTCCAAGCTTCGCCTTTCTTTATTGCTTCAGTGTAATTTGGTTTCGTCATGTTCTTGCTTCATTTTAAAAACGTCTCTAATTGAGTTAGAGACAAATTCAACAAACACCTCTGCACCAACGCCACTGCTTATACCAACGTCAGCAAGTATCAATGTAAGGGCAGGAACAAGATCATCAAAAGGTTCTCCTTCAATTACGTCTAATATTTTTTTAGAAATCAAATGCATTGGTTTTACTGGTTGTTCCATTTGAGTATTACCTCTAAAGATTTAACGAATTCATATACGTCCCCTTCTACTACAGAAATATTGTTAGACACAATGCAATGGTTTATTTCTTCATTGGTTAATGCTTGCCATTCTTTCTTAAAACCAATGCTTTTATTAAAGTGTTTGCACACCCTAAAGTATGTGCTTAGGCTCATCCCATGTTCGTTGTTCTCGTATCTTGACCAACATGATTTGTTGATCCCGAGTTCTTGGGATAGTTTGCTAAGTGATACACCTGTTTGTTTCCGCAATGATCTAAGTTCTTCTCCGAATTCAGACATTTCCGTTATCTCTGTTGATTTTAAATAGCCAATCATTGCGGTACTCAGTTGGTGGCTTCCATTTCTCGCCCGTCTCCGGGTTGATCACTACAGATTTAAACGTGTTAAGGATGTTGGCTCCGTGAGTCCAGACCTTGCCCCATGGCGTTGTATGTTCAACTTTTTCCACGGCGCATATCCTTTCTTCTTACGGTTTTGTCGAGTGTTGCAAGGATCAAGCGCAAGTCTTGCGGAGACATCACTCTTGACCTGCCCTGATAGATGTACTCCTCAACCCATCTGCGCTTCCACAGATACTTGGTTTGCAGAAAAGCTTTTGAATTAAGCAACTCATCTGTTGTCGCGGTTATCCCTGCAAGCGTGACCCATATATGTGGCTTGATGTAATGCGGTATCCAGTAAATGTTGTCTTGCATTGTCCATACAGGCTCAAATGCAAAGTCATTCATAATTACGTCATCTGTCTTCATGTTTCACCTAGAACGAAATAAAATTATTAATTGAACCAAAATACAAAAGATAAAAAACAAGTACGCAACAGTTGCAATCTTAAGGAACATCGTATCTCCTTTTGTATCTGCGATGTTTGATGGCAGCTATACCTTTTTCTTCTTCCATCATTGCATCTGCCATTTCAAATGAAGACTGGCGTATTTGGTTTAATGAAAGAACATCTGGATACCGGGACATCAGTCCGTTCATCGCAAACGCCGCAAGTACCAATCTCCACTCATCCTTTTGTTCCATCATGCCTCACCAGTTGTTGGATGTTTTCGCATACGAGATCTGCGAATGACTTCCCCGAAGGAAACATCATCTTTGCTCCTTCGATTGACCGAGTGACCTTCTGGGCTTCGTTTAAACCATCGTTGAAGCCCGTGTTGTAGTCGCTATCGGTGATCCGCATCTTGATCCCTTCACGTGCTAACTGACTAACAGGCATCTTCTCTTTCTTGGCATATGCGTTGAGGTCTGCCCTGTCTTGATCATTTAGGTAGATCATGACGGGCTTGACCCTAGAATGCGGTTTTGGTTCTTTCATATTGTTCTATGATCCTGTCAAATTTGAGTTGTGCTTCTAAGTTGGCGGCTAGTTCGCTACGAGACTTGATGCCACATTCATCATACAAAAACTTACTTGCAGATAGTTCTGTGGTGTCTTCGATGTCGTAGTGTTCGTAGAGCCAAGTTTGGAAGTTTAAATTTTTGCAGAGGATTCCTGCCTGTTGCACACGATTGACGTAGGTAACAGGGCGTTCATCTTCTCCAATCCGCACTAGCACACAGGCGTAACGCGCCCCGACAAAATCCCGAAACAGTTCTTCTGGGATGTCGTCGGGGTGGATTCGCACGGTCAGCACGAATCCAGCGTTGTCCTGCTTGAGTGCAATCTTGATGCATTCAAACTGGAGTCCGTTCATTCTCTGAAAATCTTCCCTTCAAGGTATCCAACAACAATCAACGCGGCTTTGTGTTTTTTCTCCACCGCTTGGATGTGCAACTCAGCGCCTTTAAACGCAGAGTTTGCAAGATTAAGTTCCTCATTTAAACGAGTAACTTCCGCTTTCAACTTCTTGACTTCGCTGTTTGCGAGGACCGCTTCCATGTTGATCACAACTTTCTTCACCGGCTTTTTTTTCTTAACGCCGTCACCGTTCTTTACTCCGGTAGGGCGACCACGACCACGTTTAAATGAAACCACAGAGGTGGGTTCTCCGGTGATTTGCACGGCGGGGGTATCAGAAAGGGATGTCATCGTCTTCTTCCTTTTTAGGTTGTGGCCGAGTGGCCGTTGGTTTCCACTGGTCTACCTTCAAAGACAGATAGGTATTGCCAGAGGTTTTGGATTTCGATTTCCAGCCAGCAATCTTGATCGTTGCGTAGCCGTCTTCAATCTCCAATCCGTCCATAGCGAGCTTGATCTCGCCACGGTAATCGGGAGCTTCTGCATGTGCCTTTGTCGGCACGTTAAACAGATTCCCGCTATTTGGTTTAAGGACAAACTTATCCATTCTTTTCCTCAAAGTTTTTGCGAAGCATTGCGAAGTGTTCGGTTAGTTTTGTGTATAGCTCTTTGTGGTTCTCCTTCATTTCATCAATTGCGACTTGGTTGCCTTTCCAGAGCTTGGTGAGTTCTGGAATGCTGGTAGCCACGTTCGCCCACTCAAACATCATGTTCACGAGCATCGGGTAGTCTTGTTTAAACTCTTCCTCCTTCTTCTTAACTTCGATCTTCTTGACTTCCGGTTTGGGGTCAGGCTTATCTGTGTCCCGGTCAACCGTGTCGTGCTCGACGATCTCCATTGCCATTAGCCAGAGGTAGCGCCGAAGGTAGGTATGGGTTGAACCAAGATCTTGGATTGCTTGACCCTTTGCGCTTTGAACGGCAACCATAGGGCTTGCAAATGCAATTGATCCTGCCCCTTCGGTGTCATGGATGGTTAACGTGACGTTCGGTCCCTCGAAAGAAAACACGCCACACAATCCCACTTCGTCGAAGATCTTATGAATGTGCGGGATGAAGTCGCCAAGTTCAAAGTAGTGGTACTTGGCAAACTTGTTCTCGCCGCTCTTCTTCATGGGCGATTCCAAAAGCTTTAAACGAGCCTTTGTTAGTTTTGCGTATACGGTCATGGGGACTCCAAGTATTTGCGCGTCAGGGCTTGAGCCATTGCCAACGTAATATCAGCAATGTGGTCTGCAACGTCTGGTTCGTCTTCGATAAAGTCAATGTCTTCAGACTTGATGTTTGAAGCAATTGCCAACATAAAATCAAGAATAAGTTCGTCACGAGTCTTCATTTTGTTCCCGTTTAAATTGTGAGCACCACTGCGCGACACCGCAGAAGTTCCCGGTACATCTAACTGCCTCTCCTTTACGGATCTGTATGTAATGTTTGGGGTCTGTGCTTTTCAGTTCATCTGCTTCCTCCTGTGTGTCAAATAGTCTGACTGCCGTCTTTCGGCCTTCCTTCATCACGGCGTACTTGGTTTCCCGAATCCACCGTTCGTCCTCATCGCATTCAGGTAGCTCGTCGCCCCAGTCAGCCGAAACCTTGGCATGCCGGTGAGCATCCAACCGCATCTGTATAAACTTCTCGGTGAAGTTCATCTTCCAAAGTGGTATCTGCACCATCTGTATAGGGGCTTGCGGGTAATCGGGTTTCACTGCCGCTTCCCGGCGCGACCAATCTCTTATGAGCGCACAAATGCTTAGACTTCTAACCTTTAAACCTTTGACCTTCTCAACCAAATACGCATACACATTCTGTTGTTGCTCCCAATCAGGTTTATCTGCCCTCAATGCCCATGCACTTGTAAATTTGTAGTCGGTGATGTCCACAAAGTCGCCCTCAATTTTTTGAAGGTCAATGGCTCCGCTCAGGACTACCCCGTCAATGTTTAAATACAAACGCTCTTCGTTGATGTGATCGTTGACCTCGGACCTTTCAGCAACCACATGCAGGGCAGATCCCATGAGGGACCAGAGCATGTCGGCGGCATCGGTTTCAATCTCATCAAAATGCTTCTCACGCAGCCTCTGAATGCGCGGAGGAGACAGAATTTCAGTCACACTATAGTTAGCCTTACCCTTCGTGTAGAAGTCCCTCTCAGCGAGCGCCATGAGGGTTGCCGGTATGTTGTGCTTGTTAGTGATCTTCATTTCTGCCTTATATTAGTGGGGAGAACCGTAGATTCCACGCCCCCCGTCCGTGGTGAGAGAAGAGACAAACCAGACCTTCCGTCTACTGGTAAGCTTGTCTCGACAGGGCTACGTCAGATCTACGAGCCTAGTTCCCCGCCTGAAATGCAACCAGTGGAAGAATAGTAACATGGTCGATACGAACGCGCAAGCACTTTCACAAATATTTTTCACAATTTTTGGTGAACCCGCGTCGAAGGCAAACAGTAGGCGGCTTGTGACGCGGGGAGGCAAGCCGATGTTCATCAAAAGTGAGAAGGCGCTGGACTACGCGGAAAAGTTTAAACTTCAGGCCCCGGAGACAGTCCCGATGGAATGCGACGTAAAAGTGACGATGACTATCTACTACGCCAGCCGGAGGCCGGACCTTGACGAGTCACTGGTGCTAGACCTGCTGCAAGGGGTCGCATATTTAAACGATAGGCAGGTCAAGGAAAAGCACATCCGTTGGGCGTTGGACAAGGAACTGCCCCGTTGTGAGATTATGGTTACCCCGTGGTCAGGTTGATCGCTTATACTTGCGTCATTGTCTCCTCCTAGGGCGAAAGCTCTTAGGCCCCTTTCGAGGGGCTTTTTTTTCGCTTGACAAATGCTTTGCCCCTCGGTATGATCGTTCGTATTGAGCGTGGTAGCTCTAAGAATCGCTAAGTAAGGCCCTGCCCCGCAAGGGGGGTATCCACAAGATATCTACCACCGGGGTCTTTCTTAGCGATTTTTTTTGCCCCGCTCAGTCGTACCTTCCGCGTTAGCAATTGCACCTGCATGGGTGGCTGAAGAGAAAACACCGGACCGTCGCCACACCTCGACGAGTTTCGCGTAGCCTGTGCGCGAGGGACTACAACAGATGCTCAGAACAGGGTGGTATACCACTGGGCGTTGAATGAATCGCGTCGTCAAGCGTGCGCTGGTGAGCTTCCATGAGCAAGCTCGCGGGCGGGTACTCAGACCACCTTGGGAGAGCTTTGCCTAAAATATTTAAACGCAGATGATCACGTTGCACTATACAAAGACTAACGATACGATGAGCCTATGGAGGGCGTTATGGCTAGAGACTGGAAGCGTGAGTATCAGACCCAGCTTGAGCGTGGGGATGATCAAGGGCAGATCGAGCGTCAAAGAGCGCGACGAGCATTGGACAAGAAGGGTGTAGCTCGCAAGGGTTTAAACATCGACCACATCAAACCGATTTCGCAGGGGGGGTTGTCCACTCCCGGCAACCTGCGACTCCGATCACCAAAGGCAAATAAATCTGACAATAAAAAATGAGAGCAGTCGAAACCTATGTTTCGTCGCTTCATGTGGACAGTCACGCCCGTGTGACCTGCCCTAGTTGTACAGACGAACGCAAGAAAAGAGACAAGGACTTAGTGATTCAGCGTAGGGCTGATGCATGGGTCTTTTTCTGTCACCACTGCAACATCACGGGCAACGTCCCATTTAAACAAAGGTACACAATGCAACCACAGTTGAAGGTCGTCACTTCCACCTATGATCTCGCCACCGAGCATTTTGAGTTTCTTGCCACGCGGGGCATCAGCAGGGCAACCGCAGAAGCAGCCAAGTTGTTCCCAGCAGAGAAGTTCTTCAAACGTTTAAACAAGGTAGGCAAGGCTATCGGGTTTCCGTACACCAAGGATGGCAAGTTCATCTCAGCCAAGTACAGGTGTATTGAAACCAAGGACTTCACTCAGGACGAGGGTGGCAGTCAGGAGTTCTTTGGCATCGACTCGATTGATGTTACCAAGCCGGTAATCATTGTGGAGGGAGAAATCGACGCCTTGACGCTACTTGAGTGTGGTGTTGAGAATGTTCTTTCGGTTCCCGCTGGTGCGCCAATGAAGGTGAAGGACGGGAAGATTGACGCATCGGAAGATCGGAAGTTTGCGTTTGTATGGAACGCTTTTGATGTTCTGTCGAAGGTTCCTTATGTTGTGCTGGCAGTTGATACTGATACTGCGGGCCAAGCACTTGCTGAAGAACTAGCCCGCAGGATTGGAAAGGACAAGTGTCGCCTCACCTCGCATGAGTTCAAGGATTTAAACGAGGCATTCCTTGCAGAAGGTAAGGAGAAGGTTCTACATGTTTTGCAGAATGCGACCGCCTACCCCGTAGCTGGGTTGAGCGAGGCTTCCAAGTATGAGGAGCGTTTAAACGATCTGTGGGCCAAGGGTAACGGCAAGGGGTCGAGCACTGGCTACAAGAACGTGGACCAGATTTACACCATCGCGCAGGGTCAGTTAAGCATCATCACGGGTTACCCCAGTTCGGGTAAGTCAAACTTCGTGGATCAAATGATGGTGAACCTAGCCAAAACCGAGGATTGGAAGTTCGCCGTTTGTAGCTTTGAGAACCAGCCGGAGATCCACATTAGCCGGTTCATGGAGATCTACAAGGAGAAGCGGTTCCTTGATGGCACGAACAGGATGACGGATGAGGACCGGGCATCAGCGTTTAAATGGGTCAACGATCACTTTCTGTTTTTGGATTCCGAAGGGGCAGAACCTTCAACGATAGATTCGATTCTGGAGAGGGCGCGGGTAGCGGTGGCACGAATCGGCATCAGAGGATTGGTGATTGATCCGTATAACTATATTGACAACAACAAAGGACAGGCAGAAACAGAATTCATTTCGCATATGCTTACGCGAATCCAAGCATTTGCTAAAGCATACGGGGTGCATGTGTTCTTTGTAGCGCATCCATCCAAGATTAGCCGTAGCGGAATGGACTTGCCTAGACCAGATGGTATGGCTATCAGCGGCTCGATGGCATGGTGGGCAAAAGCAGATTGTGGAGTCACCATCCATCGAGGAGAGGGCAACGAGGTTGAGGTCGCGGTTTGGAAATGCCGGTATCGGTGGGTCGGGCATCAGGGAGAAACTACCCTGAGATACGATAAGGTCACCGGAACGTACTGGCACAAGGAAGACGCCTTCTAACGCATCCCCACGATTCCCCACGACATACCCCACGAAATGTGGGGTTTTTTTTAACCTATCGCGGCGACGTGTTAAAAAGCGGCAGTAAATATTAACGCATGTTTAAACGCATCCCCACGATACTTGGCGCGGCAACGGTGGGGCGCCCCAGCCATGCCCCAGTTCGCCACCAGTTCGCCGTTTAAACACCGCAACACGGCGGAAGCAGCGACGGCGGAAAAAAAGCTGGGTTAAGGAAAAAGCTGGGTTAAGAGATGTTTAAACGCATCCCCACGATTCGCACGGTGAATCGCATCTCCACGAAATATGGCGGAGCGTTTGCATCCCCACGACACTTAGTGCATCCCCACGACATAAGCGCGGTGGGTGGGTTACAACGAATGGGTGGGTGGGTTTAAACGGGCTGTGGATAACTTTAGGCTCACGGCATGAGCCACGTTTAAACATGGGCGCATACGCAATGCCGTCCGGCGTCCGACGCAAAATTTAAACAAAAAAAACCCGGCAATTAGCCGGGCTTTTCTTTAATAGAAAAACTAGTGTCAGTCGGACAATCGGGATAACATAAAGTCTATCGCGCTGGATTCAAACGAATCAGAATCCAACGGAATAGATTCCCATGTCCATCGAAATTGGGGCAATTGGTTTCTGCCCCGTTTAATGATTGCATTGGCCCGATGCATGTCAGTAGTGGCAAACCGATGCAATGCATCGGATTCATCGCTAATCGGATCGGCCGTAATAATATAAACGTATTGCATGGGCAATCCTCAATAGTTATAGGACGTTTTAATTTCAACGATATATTCCCGTTTTGAAATGCGCCTAGCAAATGCATTAGTGAATGCGCACCCGCAACAATCCCATTCGTGCCTGCAATTAGATCCGCTAAAGTATGAGCCAATTGCGATTGATAGATCATTGTTTGCCAATGATCTAGGCGCGATAATTCTATGGCGATAAATACCGCCATCATCAAAATCGCTTGATTCCTTTATGCGTTTGCCGCCGAGCATTTTAACGTCGCCCACATAAACTTCGTCATCTAATTCGCGATATGCATCGCGATATTTAAACGTCGTGCGCTGATATAAGTTAATTATATGCACGATCAACCCTTGTTTACGGTTTCTAATAGTTTGCTGAATGTGCTAGAACCCAATTGACCAATTCGGGTAACATTCACCGAATTGCTAAACGAATGATGAATGTCCTGAGCGTTTATGCCAATGCCGACTAATTTAACGCCATGCTTTTTGGCAATGGATTCAACGTAACGCATATGCTCCACATTGAAACCCGCGCTATCGGTCAATACGAAAAGAATGCGTTTCTGTTCTTTTCTGGCAAGTAATGATTGCAAACCCAGATATACCGCCGAATAGTCCGGGGTACTATCATCGGCCATCATATGCATCAAACCAAGTTTAGGGGCTGATTGTTGCAATGATTCACCCCATTCTTTAAACGGAATCAAATTTACTTTTTCTTTTCGCATGCAAGTAGATTCACTCAATGGATTAGAATCTAGATATTCCAGTCTATCCTCACCATTGAATCCGGTAATCGCCCATGCGCAATTGGTGCGAGCGAATATTTTAGCCAATTGAATCGAAACCGATTGCGCCATTCTGATATCGCGACCATGCATTGAACCCGAACAATCAACCATTAAATGCACCGCCGTTTTAATTGCGGGTTTATATGCGCGGGTTTTAAAGATATCGGGCGATCCGTTTGCCATTCGGGTTAATGCTCGCAAATCAACCCGCCCGGATTCTTTATGGGTATTCCAACCAATATTGTCGACCGATTGCAATAAACGCAATAGGTTAGCGGTAGTCGCTCCCATGTTGCTAATTGGGGTATTGTATTCACGTGAATACGTATATTGTCCCTGAGACTTATCGGCATGCATAATTTAAACCCATTCAAATTTGACGATTGACGGTTTGCCAATTGCTGGCAATGGATTACTTGCATTAATAGAATGAGAATGCTTTCCTAATTCATTCTCAATAAAACCCGTAGGTTCTGGGTTTCTACCCTTGAATTTACCGCTACCCGGATGATTGCCCGGACCGTCGCTATCGCTAGGACCATCGCTAGGACCATCGCTATCGCCCATAGGACCGTCGCTAGGCGCATCGCTAGGGTTCTCAGTACCCTTACCCTTACCCGGACCATTCGGACCGTTAGGCGCGTCGCTATCGGGTTGATCGGGTTGATCGGGTTGATCGGGTTGATCGGGTTGATTAGCCAATGCATTAAACAATTCAATTGCAACATCTACAATGCCGAAGGTATCAGTGCATTTATTGGCATCGGCCAATGCTTTAGCAATTGGTTTGCGCCATGGGCTTTTAGTGACAATTTCAGGGAAGTAAATAGGGTAGCCATTTAAACGTCTACCCTCAATTGCAAGCATAAATGGAATGTTATTAAAATCATTGGGCTTTACATAACCGTCTTTTAGCAGAATGTTATTGACCAATTCGCTAAACAATGCCATAGCGTTATTAGCGCGACCCGAATTGATAACTGCTAATTCGATGCGTGGGTCTTCCAATCCATTGATCAATGCATTTAGAAACGGACCATGCGTTACGGCCGCGTTATTCCATGGCGCATTGTCCGTATACCATGCGTGACCTAATTCGTGAAGGATAAAACCAACGGAATTATTGAATGTCACATTCGACACTTGCGAATTGTCGTCAATGTTAGGCATTACAATCGTTAGATCAATTGCATTGCGAACCCGCCGAAAGTTAATTGCGGCAGTCTTACCATTCCAAAGGAATTGGAAGTCTATAACTTTCATTCCGGAAGCTTTTAAAAACCGTTCAGCGGCAGTTTCAATACCGCGCTTTGCGTCAATTCCCAACATGTTTAAACTCCCATTGCAGTTTGAAATTCAGACTCATTAATTTCGGCAACATAGATTGCCATTAATTCCGGCAATGTATCCATTGGATACTTATTGACAACGGAATTATTAAATGCAATTGATACCGGCATGCCCATTTTGCATGCCGATGCCCATGCAAGTAATTGACGAATGCTAGGTGGCTGAGTTAATACGCCATTGCGTGCCTTTTCTCGCGCAACATTAGCGAATTGCACAATCTTATCGGTGGCGGTAATTGGCAATCCGGAACGGCCAGCAATTAATGCGGATTCTTTAGCGGCATCCATGTATTCAAAGTTAAGGGTATATGCAAACCGATCAATGAATGCGGTATTCATTGCGGTGGTGCCAGCAAATAAGTGATTACCGTATCCGTTAGTATTATCAGCGGCAAAAAACGCAACATAATCGCCAACGGGAATCTTAATATTAGATTCGGGGAATGTAATTCCACGT